GAGCCATTTTACAGAAAAGATGGCACAAGGTGTTCAAGCCCCTTCGTCGTATTAGGAGAGGCGAGTAATGACTAACTCTACCGCCGCCCCGCCTCCCAACGAAACCGACCGCCCCGGCTTCGAGTGGCTCGACGATGATACCGTGCATACTACTTATGATATGCTGCTCTATGGTCTGGACGATGTAGATTATAATCTGCCCCTGTCGCCCGGCTCACAGGTGCGCGTCGGGCCGCGTCGCTTTCGGGTGTTACGTGAGGAACCGGAAACGGCCACGGTGGTACTGGCGACAGATGGGTTAGACTGGAGGCATTGGCTACGATATCAACGTGAGCACATAAGCCGACGTATCATCGCTAGGCTATTTTGGAACCGGCTTGCGATGTTACTACATGGTAATCCATTGCGGCGTGTATGTAACCGCTTGGGGCATATGCCAGTGATGAGACTATTATGGTTACTAATGGTCGTAGTATTTGGTAATGGGCTGGCAGCTATGGTTTTATTTACGTCAGATGGGTCAGTAACGGGTATCATTTTCAAGGTATTCATAGCAATTATAGCTATCATACTCAATGGCTTATTTCTTGTACTATTTATTGGTGAGATAAAGCTGAATGAGAAAGGTTGAAAGTGATGAGATTCGTAGTTACTTTACGACAAGACACAGAATTAATTTCATGTGTACTGGAAGAAATTGCAGACTTACTTATCCAACGAGACATAGTTGATTATGAATATAATAATGGTTTAGCTGGGACGGATTTGTTTGGCACTTTGAGAAATATTACGGTTGCGTTGAGGCAAAGAGCTAAAGAAATTTCTTCAGAGAATAATAGCGAACGCATCAAGGCCGCACTCAAAGTTACCTATCGTTACGGATCGATTGATGGTGCCCATCACAAGATGTGGGTTATTGATCAGATGGTACATGCCTTGTGTGGAGACGAAGAGGCATATCAGGCATGGATAAAGGAATATGAGAGGGCAGACTATGAATGGGACTGTGGGATAAAGCCATGATCAACAAATGGAAACAATTCGGTGACTGGCACATCCGCAAGCCAGACAGCACACAACTCGACCTGAACACCGAAGAGGCGGCTGACTACGTACTGAGCCTGATCGAGCGGGTGAACGAGCTGGAGGCACAGGTACACAAGCGACAGGCGGCGCGCAGTCGAAGGAAGGCGAAAGAGGAAGAGCAATAATGACCAATCTGATAAGTAGAAGAGAGTTCTTGGGAAGTGCATTGGCGGTAGCAGCAGGACTGGCGATACCCAAGAAGTTTGCGGTACCGGCTGCTATTTCCCCTGATATTACTTATGAGTCTCCGTGTTTACACGAAGGGGCGGTACCGACTTCTAATTCCCCTGATATTGCTTATGGGTCTCTATATTTACACGAAGGGGCGATCATCAATATTGATGTCAGCACCGGGGGTCAAGGGGTCTACACCAAAATTACGGGTTTCACTACGGGGCTATTGAATGACATATCAATCAACTCGGATGCTTTTAATGTCGGGACGGTTGGAGTCTACAAAGTTGATTGGGAAGTCAGTGGCGATTCGGATGGGAACAACAAGAATTATGAAATTGACATTTTCATTAATGGCGTAAGGCAGAGTTATGGAGCAGCACAGAGGGAATTTGGCGGAATTGGTTCGCTCGGCTTTCTATCAAGTATTGCGATACTTGATATCACAAATACTGACCACGATATTGATTTGAGACTAAAAGAAGTTGGAAGTGGGGCAGGAACTGATTTCAACATCTCTAATATGGCTTTTAATGTGATGAGGGTGAACTAATTCAGAGCATAGTCTGCCCTCTAGTATCGCGAGGGCAAGGTGATGAGCAATGACGACCACATCCCGACTCGTGAGGGGAGATTCAAAGTGGGAATAAAAGAGATGTTGATTTGTGATATTTGCAGTTTGGAATGCAGTCCGGTTTCCAGAGAAGCTACGAGGTGGCTGATCTTGGACGCACCCAAGAGTGTCAAGGAACACTATACTATTAAGGACACGGTTCATGGTTTGTTTTGTGGTTCTTTATGCGTAGCCAAGCATATTGCTACATTCTATCCTGCTAAGATTTCTATACAATGACGACAACACCGACTCGTGACGGCCTGCGGCTGATACCAGAAGACCTGAGCCCGGCGGCGGTGAAGCTGGCGCGGCGGATGCAAGCCTTGAAAAGTGGGCGGACTTATGCTATAATATTAGTCAAGTCGGATGATGGGTGGATTGTGACAGTGGAGGATAAGGGCAAGGCGGAGCGGGTAGGATGATAGACCATAGTACGCTGGAACGTATCATTCTGGTAATGAATACTTATGTGAATGAAGCGATGGCAGCAGACTTTGCCGAGCCTACGGAAGTGAATATGTCAGTGCTTGATAATTGGGCAAGTGAGATGATCACCGTCCAAGTTAAGCAGGCCGTTTACGGTAGACAGGCCGGCAAGTGGACGTACCGTTACCCACGCGATTGGTGGCAGATGCTCAAGCAAAGTCATGCGCCGTACTGGTTCAGGAAGCGATGGCCGGTACGGACGAGTGAGGTTGTCGTTGATGTGAAGCTATTATACCCTAATGGGAAAGATCAGATAGTCAACGTCACGGCATACCGTGATGGTCATGAACTTTGGCTTGAGCTGCTGGAGATACAATGAACCGTCGTGGCTTTCTAAGAACCCTGGCAACTGTTATCATCGGTGCGCTCATAGCCCCGGTGACCAGGCTGTTGCCAAAACGAGCAACGCAACTGAGCACGCTGCCTGTGACATTGATAGGTCAGGACGCTGCTAGCGTTGCGTTGGATCGTGCCAAGGAATGGTTACCACTTAAACTAGAAGTTTGTACTATCAATGATCAGACCGGCGAGCTAGGAGCACTCTGCGAACAGATAGCGGCAGAGTTTCCAAATTGTCGAACGATATATGTAACACATCAATGGTTTGATAGTAAAGTGACACTCTATATTAAATTCTGGCTTGATAAGTATGACCGTCCGCTAGCCTGTTCGCTTCGCGATACCATAAAGAACCTTACAGATGAGCATCGTTTTTCAGCCTTCATAGATGGACTGAGGGATGGGATAGAATATTGGGAATCCATCGGCCCGCCTTATAGGACAGAGACAACAGAGACGTCTTACAAGGCTTACTATACGCCCGAGCAAAGGCGGCGGATGAATCAACCGATAGGGATACAATGACCATCACCCCCGTTCTTGAAGCCGTTACCATCACGGCGGCCTTTGAATTGTATCTGGAAGAGTTAGGAATAGCTCTGTTAGCTGAGGGTAGCAATCGCGCGTTTTGGATTACTAGGCTTCTTGATCATATTGAAGGAGATTATGCTTTCCTGATTTGGGACTGTGAAAGCCCTAAAGGTGTAATTGTTAATGTTAATCCGATGCGTCCAGAGATTCTGAAGGAAAAATGAACCGATGGAAACGTAAGGTACAAGCCCTCGCCCGGCTCGCAGAGGACCAGCGGGGCAAGCCGGAAGGGGAGTTGGCGCGGGAGAAGATGCGCCACATCCTGGAGCGATACCCGGAGGCGCGGGACTATGAGCCGGTCAAGCAATTCATGATGAGTGACATTGCCTGGATGCGCCGGCGCGGGGTCAGCACCGATGGTAGCTGGACGGGTGCCAATGTGCAGGAAGCGGTAGCGCTGATGACGGCGGATTATGAGCGGCGGATTGAAGAGTATCAGAGACAGAAGAGGTTGCTAACGTGAAATACGAAGAAATCCTGGCGCTGAAGCCAGAAGCCCTGACGAGTGAACTTGTCCAAGAACTTGTCCAGGAAAACGGGATTGTACACTATGCAATGACCAGGCATTGGCAAGATGGATGGACACTGGAGCAGAGTCTGATATATGCTCTGGTCTGGTTGGCTTCTGCGAATAGTCTCATTGTACAAAAGTTGGATACCATACCGTCCTCTGTTACCTTTACAGCCGAGGATGGAAGAGCATTAGCACAAGAAATCGGCAAATATATAGATGATGTACCATAATAGATATGGAGTGGTTGGCGAAATGGTAAACGCGCCGCTGAGCGGTGGGAGAATGTCGCGCGACAACGTTGAGTATCCTATTACAGGTTCGATTCCTGTACCACTCCCTAGGGTCGGTTCAAATCCGACTCGCTGACCGAGGACTGGTGTGAAGGGAGACCAGTTAGATTCTGGTTGATATGTTCTATCGGTAATAACCGATAGATAACTCTGTTGAGACAAATGGTCTGGGCGGCCCGCCCATCAAAGCATTGGCGGAATCCAGTGCAGGGGCAATTATAACCGAATAGCCTCCCGCTACCAGCGGGGGCCTCTGGAACACGAGATACACGGGGCCGTTTCCTCTTAATTGATGAGGGGCGGCCCCTTTTTTGTTGCACGGAGCAGATGATGGACAAACCGCAACCAGACCCGGAAGATTGGGAAGAGCATGATGAGTGACGACAAAGAGCAGTGGCAGCAGGTGCGTGAGGAACTGGAAACTGAGTGGGCCGAGGAAGATGAGCGACCCAGGGGCTGGATATGCCCGCGTTGCCATGTGGTACACGCGCCATGGATAGATAAGTGCGACTGTGAACCGAAAGCCTTAGCCTCCGTGGGGCCGAGCGAATTCAAGTGAGATGCTTGACTATCTTGTCAACGCAGGCGCAGGCAGAGGCGCGGATGTCGTCGCCGGTGAAGCGGAGGATGGTCCAGCCGCGTTGGGTGAGGTCGGCGTCTTTGCGGGCGTCCTTAGCTTGGACGTTGGGCAGAGAATGCCAGTAGATGCCGTCGGCTTCTACGATCAGTTTGTGGGCGGGGAAGGCGAAGTCGATGACCCAACCTTTCAAGGGATATTGGAATTGATACTCAATATTACGTTTATCAAGTTCATCTATAAGGGCTTGCTCAATAGACGTAGGGCTATGAAGGTAAATTCTTCTTTTGTAATACGAGGCAGTGCACGACCTAGAACAAAATCGCCCTCTTGTTCCCGTCATTTGACAGGGGAGTTTATAGAAGACTTCGCCACAGTGAAGGCAAGTACATTTAACTCTATCCTTGCGGCGATCAGGATGAGTCCGGTCAATATTTATACAGGCGTTGCTACAAAATTGGCGACCTGCTTGCAATTCGGCAAGTGTGGCTTCAAAGGATTGCCCGCAACTCTCGCAGGTGACAGTGGTGCGAGGTACAAATTGGGTTCCAACCGGTATAGGCTTTGGTTTGTGGTACTTAGAGCGACAGCTATAGCTACAAAACTTACCAAGCCCCTTGTTATGTTTGGTTTTGGTAACAGTTACCGGTTTACCACAATACAGGCAAGGCTTGGTTACACGAGGGACGCGTGGAGTATCAAAGCGTGCTTTGGCACAATCAAGCGAGCAGTAGTTCCGCTGTTGACTAGGTGGAGCATGGAAGGCTTTATCACAGGATTCGCAAATATAGAACTTTGGTGGACGAAAGCATTCTTTGGAGCAATATCGTTGGTTTTTATGTACACAGGTAAATTGCTTACCACATCGCTCACAAATTTTGGTATAAGGCATAACAAAATCCCCCCGACTAAGGATGCCCGACATAGTATTCTTGGTGGGGCAGACCCGTTGTCGGTACCAGGCTTTTCGGAACGGTTCATCATGCCGTCCCTATCCCTGAGTAATTATAGCATAGATTGCTAAGATTTACAAGCTATAGGAGGCGTGCACATGGCGAAAAAGATAGATGACTATCACAGTCTACCAGACTTTGAACGCAAGGAGCTACCTACGTTCATAAAGTCCTATGATGAGGATGAAGGACTCGTGGTTCACTTTATTGCGATCCTGGGTAACACGGATTCAATTGGTGATCGAATAGTTCCAAATGCTTTCAAGAAGACAATTTTGGAACGTAAAGATCGCATCAAGGTACTTGATCAACACAATATGGATAGTGTGACTCGTATCGTAGGCAAGCCGATTGAGCTAAGAGAAGTAGGGCGCGATGAGCTGACCACAGATGTATTGAAGTATGCACCTGATGCAACCGGCGGCCTTCTAGCTACTACGCAATATGCCATTAAGACTAGCCGAGGTGCTGATGTCTTCAATCTTATAAAAGGAGGATTCGCGCCTGAATCTTCAATAGGTTATGACCCTATTCAGGTAGAGCATATCAAGGAAAAAGGGGAAGATGGCGAAGAGCAAGACATCAGGCTCCTAAAGCAGATAAGACTTTGGGAGTACAGTAATGTTATTTTTGGTTGCAATAATGCAACGGCTGTAGTCGGTGCCAAAGCTGACGACCCCGCCGACGCCAAAGCCGACCCCCCCCCCTCCGAATTCAAGCCTGAACCCGAGGTCACCGAGAATACCATCCGCATCCGCGTGCGGGACCCCGGCGACTTTGAAGACGATAGTTTCCGCACTATCAACATCGGTGCCTCGACCCAGGGTATCAAGGCCACCGTCGGCAGGCTCAAGGGCGAGAATACCATGACCATTCAGTCCTACGTCTTTGATAAAGAGAAATGGACTGTCGAAGACGCCCAAGCCTGGGTAGACGAACACAAGAAAGATGATGTGCCTGAGCTGGATGAGAAGCAGGCGACTGAAGACGATGCTGCAGCAGACGCGTCTACTGAGGACGATGCTAAAGAGGTAGAGGTCAGTAAGGCTGATGCACCCGCTGAGGAACAGGATAAGACCGACGATCCTGATGAGGAACAGGGCGAAGCTACCGACCCCGAAACCGAAACCAAAGAGCCACCCGAGGCTGTAGTCTTCGCCTCGGTCGTATTGCAAGATACGCTCGCCAAACTGGACGCCGACACCTGGGAATACAGGGCTGCTGAGCTAGCACTATCCAAGCTGCGCGGGCTGTACGGCGATGAGGTAGACGTGGTTGAATTGGAAGAAAAAGCCGGCCGCGTGCTGGCCGGTCGCAATGCGCAGCGCATCGGACAGGCACTTAGCTCGCTCATCTCAGTTCTGGAAGACGCGGGTATCGACATACCCGGCATAGGAGAGAAACCAGAGCCAGAGTCAGAAGATGAGGAAGAGGGCAAGGACTACAGCTTGGAAATCGAGACGGCTGCCGCTGAGCTTGATCTATTTGAACTGGAGCATTAAACGCATCCGAGTGGACCGCGTGCGACAACGAGGCCGGGCCGACCTGAGTACCACCCTGTAAAGGGCCGGGCGAATGGACACCCACCTCCGATATAGAAAAACATATTCTATGTGGAGGTGTACGATAATGGATTGGAAAGAAAAACTGGCAGAAGCCCAGAAGCTGATGGACGAGATCAAGGCTATCCAGGTAAACGAGGAATCGGGCGCCGAAGAGAAAGCCAAGATCCCCCAGATGCTGGAGGACTTCCGAACACTCAAGGCCGACGCTGGGCAGCTCAGAGAAATTGAGATGTCGGCAAAGGAGCTTGAGGCGGAGATGGTAAAGGCCAACAAACCAGAGACTGAAGTCAAGGAGCGCGAGGGCAATGATGGCGGACCGCCTGTACCGGGTGATTACAATATCAAGAAGCGCAAGGTCAAAGGCTCGGCTTTCGATGATGGCGGCGAGTTTCTCTACATGGCGTGGAAGGCAGCGACCGGTCAAAAACGTGACCCGCGCCTGATCTACTTCCGCGAGGAAGAGAAGGGTGGGCACGAACAGAAACAGATGGTAGAAAACGTCGGTGCCTCGGGTGGTTTCCTGGTGCCTACCGAATACCTGGCTCAGCTTCAAGCGGTCGGGCCGGAGGACGCCATCGTGCGCCCGCGTGCTACCAAGATCAGGATGCGACGCCGGTCTATCGACATCCCGGTGCTGAATCAGACAGGCACTACGGCTGGTAGACCACACTGGTTTGGGGGCATGCGCTTCTACTGGTCTGAAGAGGCCAGCGAGAAGACCATCACCACGGCATCGTTTCGCAAGGTGACTCTGACCGCTCATAAGTTGATCGGGTACACACGAGCATCAGATGAGCTACTGGACGACGCAGCTATCTCGCTGAGTGACTTCATTACCGGCCCGATGGGCTTCGTGGGAGGGTGTGTTTGGAATGAGGATTTCACATTCCTCCTGGGTACCGGTGCCGGGCAGCCTCTCGGTGTGATTAACGCCGGTGCGACCATTACCGTCAATCGGGCGGGGGCTGGCGCGGTCAGCTATGCCGACCTGGTGAACATGATGGAGAACTTCCTGCCCTCTGCCAATGGTGTGTGGGTCATCAACCAGTCGGTAATGTCGAATCTGATGACGATGCAGGACGCGGCCGGCGGAGCAGTAGGTACCGGTACATTCATCTGGGGTAGTGCCGCCGACGGCGTACCGGCCCGGCTGTTGGGGTTGCCGGTAATATTCACGGAAAAGGTACCGCGTATCGGTACGGCGGGCGATGTGGGCTTGTACGACTTCAAGTACTACCTGTTGGGTGACCGACAGGCGACTACGGTCGAGTCCACCAAGTTCGATCAGTGGGCCTATGATCAGACGTCGTGGCGTGTGGTACATCGAGTCGACGGGCAGCCGTGGCTCTCGACTCAGCTCACGTACCAAGATGGAACGACAACGGTTTCACCTTTTGTCATACTAGGCGACGTTTCCTAAGCGAATTAGTTGACTGAAACCGGGGGCGGGGCCACCCCCCGCCTCCTGAGCAGGAGGTAACAATAATGTATACAGAACGTTTTTCAGAAGTCTGGTCGCTGTTGGGGCAGATCCGAGCGGTTGCGGCCACGACCGAGCAGAACACAGGATACGTGAACCTGGCCAATTACCATCGGGTCATGATCGAGATCCTGCCTGTTAGCCTGACCGGCGCGCTGGATGTGGACGTGGAGCAGGCTACTACGACCGCTGGGGCGGGCGCCAAGACGGTGGACAGCGGCGGCAAAGACGTCACGGTAGCTCAGGCCGATACTACACCCAGCATCATAGAGCTGCGCACTGAGGAACTGGACGTGACGGGGGGCTTCGACAGCATCAACGTTGAAGTGACGCCTGGCGCTGCGTCCTATTTCTGGGTGAACATCTGGGGCGGCGTACCGCGCTTTGCACCGGTGAGCACCACCAATCTGGACAGCGTGACCGACTAGCAAGCATGGGGGGCGGGGTAATACCCGTCCCCCTTCCACACACGAGGGACCGCCGGTGGTAGTCTGCGTCAAACTCAAAGCCATAAAAGATGTTGAAATAAAAGGCCAACTAAAGAGATGTTACCCTGGTGATTGGGTACACGTTGGTCGCCAGACCGCCGAGCGCTGGATTGCACAGGGCGAAGCCTGGCAACCCAGCGGTGAGATCACTGTATCATCGGGTGCGGGCGTTTGGGTGCGCGGGCTGGCTGTGCCGGGTTGCAAGGTATTGGAGGCACTACCCTATATCGAGGACGACGGGAACAATGCGCTTCCCTATCCCAAGACGTTGATCTGGGACCCGGCGCTAGGTTGTAGACACGAATTGTTGGGCGTTGGCTTTCGTCTGCTGAAACGGTGGCAGGTAGCCGCGCCTTTGTTGTCATACGAGATACTGGCCTGTCACCTGGGGGATGATGAGGACCGGGCACGTACTGAATCCGTTATCCGCGATCTGCGGGTGCCGGTATACGATACTCGTATGATGTTCGTGCGGCGCTGTATAGAGACGGTGGAACTGGTAACCCGTTGGCTAGAAGACGGCGACGGGGATGAGCGGCTGGCATTCTTGCGGGCAGTATATGCTGTGAAGCCGGTCATTTGTGCGTTGCCTACGAGTTGGCCCCGAAACTGATGACGCCGCTTGAGATGTTCAGGATTGCTGGCAGACTAGGGCGCGCTAATCAACACGCATTCTTGGAATGGTTTGAGGG